TAGAGTTGTTCCTGATGGCGTGTTTATAGATGCAGATGGATTAAATGAAGTTGACTTAGGAACAGGTCAGGCATATAATCCAGAAGATGCTTTAAGAATGTTTTTTCAAACAGGATCTGTTATTGGCAGAAGCTACACTCAAGATGGTGATTTTAATCAAGCAAAAGTTCCTATTCAGCAATTAAACAGTAGTTCAGGTCAAGCAAAAATTCAAAGTTTAATAGGCTCTTATAATCATTATTTACAAATGCTAAGAGATGTTACAGGTTTAAATGAAGCTAGAGATGGCTCTACGCCTGACTCTTACTCTTTAGTAGGATTGCAAAAATTAGCAGCATTAAGTAGTAATACTGCAACAAGACATATATTAGATTCAGGATTAGAGATAAGTCAAAGACTTTGTACCGCTTTATCTAGCAGAATTGCAGATATGCTTGAATACTCTGATTTTAGAGAAGAGTTTGTAAACCAAATTGGTAAGTTTAATGTTGGAATTCTTGATGAAATAAAAGAATTATATCTTAGTGATTTTGGAATATTTATTGAAATACAGCCAGATGAAGAACAAAAAAGAATGTTAGAGGCTAATATTCAAATGGCTTTGCAGCGTGATTCAATAAATTTAGAAGACGCTATTGATATTAGAGAAATTAGAAATATAAAATTAGCCAATCAAGTTTTAAAACTTAAAAGAAAAGCTAAGCAAGATATTGAACAACAGCAAAAAGCAGCAGCAGCCCAGCAGCAAGGTCAAATAAATATGCAATCTCAACAAATGGCAGCTCAAACAGCAATGCAAAAGCTTCAAATGGAAACTCAAGCTGAAATGCAGATAGAAGAAGCTAAATCTAAATTTGCTGTTCAAAAAATGCAAGGTGAAGCAGCTATAAAAGCTGAGTTAATGCAGTTAGAGTTTAAGCTTAACATGCAATTAAAAGGAGTTGAGCTTGATGGATTAAAAAGCAGAGAAACTCAAAGAGAAGACGCAAAGTCTAAAAGAATATCTCAAGCAAATACAGAGCAATCTAAATTAATAGAACAGCGTAAAAACAATTTACCTCCTATTAGTTTTGAATCATCAGAAGATAGTTTAGATGGCTTTGATTTAGCAGAATTTGAGCCAAGATGATAGGATAAAATTAAATCAAATTAAATTATTAACTTTGTAAAAATCAAATTAAATGAAATTAACAGTAAAAGAAGTAAATCCAATTGAACAAAAATCTGTTCAAGAGGTAGAAAAAAATCTTTTAGAAAAACACGAGCAATCTTTAAATAATGAGTCTTTAGTAGAAAATGAGCCTTTGAAAACAGAGGGTCCTTTGAAAACAGAAGAGACTTTAAAAACAGAAGAGCCTGTTGAAATAAAAGATGAAGACGTTCTTTCATATATTAAAAACAGATATAAAGACAAAGAAATATCTTCAATAGATGATTTATTTACTCAAAGAGAAATGAATCAAGAATTACCAGAAGATGTTTCTAAGTATTTAAATTTTAAAAAAGAAACTGGTCGAGGCTTTAGTGACTTTGTAAAAGCAAATAAAAATTACAATGAACTAGAAGACGATCAAGTGTTAGCTGAATATTATTCTTTAACAGAAGAGGATTTAGATAATGAAGATATTCATTATTTAATGGAATCTAAATTTTCATACGATGAAGATATAGATGATGAGTCTGAAATTAAAAAGAAAAATATAGCTAAAAAAAGAGAACTTTCTAAAGCAAAAAAATATCTTAATGATTTTAAAGAAAAATATAGTGTTCCTCTTGAGTCAAGTGGGAAAACTATTTCTGATGAAATTCAAAAAGAGCTTGATGCTTATAAAAGTTATATTCAAGAGTCTAAAACTATTGAAGAAGCTAATAGAAAAAAGAATGAGTATTTTGAAAAAAGAACAAACGAAGTTTTTAATCCTGAATTCAAAGGTTTTGAGTTCGAAATAGGAGATAAAAAAATAGGTTATTCTTATGGAGATGCTCAGGAAATGAAATCTAAACAAATAAACCTAAATAATTTTATAGGAAAATATATTGGGGAAGATGGTTTGATTTCAGATGCACAAGGCTGGCATAGAGCATTAAGTGCTGCTATGGATCCTGAACGTTTTGCTAAGTATTTTTACGAGCAAGGTAAGGCAGATGGTGTAGGTGATATTACTAAAAAAAGTAAAAACATCAACATGAATGTCAGAACTACGCCACAAAAAATTGGTGATACAGGATTTAAAGCTAGAGCAATTAGCAACAATAACGGTAAAGGCTTAAGGATAAGAAGCAATAAAAATAAATAAATAATTTAAAAAAAATAAAATCATGGCAGGATCAGTTCAAGCAACCCCAGGTTTTGATTTGCAACCAAGTTCGGAGCAAGTCTTATTACAAACAAACTATATTACAAACTTTGATTTCTTAAATCAGTATCTCCCGGATACTTATGAAAAAGAATTTGAAAGATATGGTAATCGATCAGTAGCATCATTCTTAAGAATGGTAGGCGCTGAAATGCCTTCTAACTCAGACCTTATCAAATGGGCAGAGCAAGGAAGATTACACACAAAGTACACAAATGTAACTTCAGCAGCAGCAGCTGGTCAAGATATAGCTACTTTGACAATTGGAGACGTATTAGTACCAGGTTCTGGTTCTATTGCTATTCGTGTTGGTCAAACAATTATGTTATCTGACAGTACAGCAGCCTCTACAAATAGTAACAAAGCAATTGTAACAGCAGTAGATACTGCAGCAGGTACAATTGATGTTGCTTATTACGAAGCAGGAGGACAAACAATGGCAGCAGCAGTTGTGTGTTCATTATTCATTTATGGTTCAGAATTTCAAAAAGGTTCTATCGGAATGCAAGGTCAATTAGAGGCTGATGATTCAATCTTTGAAAACTCTCCAATTATCATTAAAGACCGTTACGCAGTATCAGGTTCAGATATGGCACAAATTGGATGGATTGAAGTAACTACAGAAAACGGTGCAACTGGATTCTTATGGTACATGAAGTCTGAGCACGAAACTCGTTTACGTTTTGAAGATTATCTTGAAACAGCAATGGTTGAAGCAGTACCAGCGGAAGCAGGTGGTGGAGCAGCTGCAATTGTAGAAGGTGTTGCCTCTGGTGTAGGTAATAAAGGTTCTGAAGGACTTTTCTATGTTGTTGAGCAAAGAGGAAATGTGTGGGCAGGTGGAAACCCTAATGCTTTAGCAGATTTTGATGCAATCATTTCGCGTTTAGATAAGCAAGGTTCTATTGAAGAGAATGTAATTTTCTTAAATAGAGACTTTGGATTTGATATCGATGATATGTTAGCTGCTCAAAATTCTTACGGAGCAGGTGGAACTTCTTACGGTCTTTTTGACAATGATGAAGAAATGGCACTTAATTTAGGTTTTTCAGGTTTCCGTAGAGGTTACGACTTTTACAAAACTGATTGGAAATACCTAAACGATCCGACAATGCGCGGTGATATCGTTGGTGGAGCTATAAATGGAATATTAGTTCCTGCAGGTTCTACAACTGTATACGACCAAGTTCTTGGAAAGAACGCTAAGAGACCATTCTTGCATGTTCGATACAGAGCTTCAGAAACTGAAGACAGACGTTACAAAACTTGGATTACAGGTTCAGCTGGAGGAGCTGCTACATCGAATTTAGATGCGATGGAAGTAAACTTCTTATCAGAAAGAGCTCTATGTACTTTAGGTGCTAACAACTTCTTTATTTTCAATAACTAGAAGTAATTAATACTAAAAGGCTCAGCTTAATGTTGGGCCTTTTAATTATAAATCAAATTAAATTTAAATCAAATGACAACTTCAAAAAAAACTATTGCTGCAAAAAAACCCACAAACGCAGTAAAACACAAAAAAAAATCTTTTGTAAACAAAGCTTACAAATTAACTAAAAATCAAGCTCCATTAAGTTACTCTATACCATCTAGAAACACTAAAAGAAAATCTCTTTTATGGTTTGATGAAGAAACAGGAGTAAATAGAGCTTTAAGATATTCTAAAAATCAAAAAAGTATATTTGAGGATGAGCAAGATAAAAATGTAATCTTAGAACCAATTGTGTTTGAAGATGGACTATTATTTGTTCCAAAAGAAAATCAAATACTACAAAAATTCTTAGCACATCACCCAGGTTTGGGGCATATGTTTGTAGAGGTTGACAAAGAAAAAGATGCTAGTTCTGATGTAGATTATTTAGATTTAGCTCTAGATGCTCAAATGTCAGCAAAAGAATTAGATATTGAAATGCTAGAAACTGTTGCAAGAGTTGTAATAGGTTTAAGAGTAGATAATTTAACTTCTTCTGAATTAAAAAGAGATGTTAGATTATTTGC